GGCAGGTGTGTTGGTCACGTCGTATTGTGGCTGCGCTTAGGCGCTTCCAGTCTGACGTGTTATACCTAAAGGTATTAGACAATGGTTAGCCCTTCTATTTCGTTGTTGTCGCTGGTGAATACTAAAGCGCCGCGTTTGGCTTCGTCACCGGTCTTCATTTTCCACCAGTTGCTTCGTACTTCTAGTGGTGACGCGCATATTGCCCAGCGTGTCTTTCTTGTTTTTACACTAAATTCGTGTTCGTGGCCGTGTAATAGAATGTCGGCTTGTCCAGCTGGTTGCTGGTTTAGTGCTTGCCCAGCGATCCATTCCATTGACTTACCGCGTGACCATTGGTGACCGTGTGCTATTGCTACGGTGACTGTTCCAATTTGTCTAACAATAATGTCATCATCATTTTTGGGAACGAATACGCTGACGGCTTGATACCTGTCGGGGTTTAGATCTATTGCGTCTTTTACTGCAATTGCGCTTTCGGTTGCCCAGCCGTCGTTTGGTTTTGTTTCGACTTGCCTGGTTGCTTGGTCGTGGTTGCCGTTTACAACGTCAACTTCTAGTTTGTTGACACCTAGTGAAACGAAAGCGTCAATGGCTAGAATGATTAGCCTTCTGAATATGCGCATTTGTTCTGTGACTGTTAGTGACTGCCGCCATATTAGTTTGCCGTTTTGTGATGTACCAAAGCCTTCGATACAGTCACCTGCAAAGGCAATATGTACGTTGGGTTTGCCTTCGCGTTTCCAGCGATCAAGGGTTTTTTCTAGGCTGTCAACGAATTTGGCAACGGTTTGTTCTACACCGTCACCGGTTTCGTTGTTGCTGTCCACTTTTCCTAGCTGCATATCAGCAAAGACTAGGTGCAGCCATTTGTTTGTATTGTCTGGTTTCTTTTGTGCTACCGGTTTGCGTTTGCCCAGCCAAGCAATTATTTCGTTTGCGTTGATATGGCCTGTAATGGGTTCAACAAGGAATTTGTAGAAGAATGTAGGTTTTGTGGTTGCGTCTTCGTTTTGTTGTTTTCGTGTCCAGCCGTGTGTTTGGTGTCGAATTTCTACAAGTCTTGCGCGGTATCCTTCGGGTACTACACCGCCTTGAGAAACGATAAAGGCACGAATTGCTTCGTCACCTTTTCCGCGTAGGTCTTCGCTTGTTGTTGCCTGGATAACAGCGCTGTTGGGATCGTGTGGCAGGTATTCAGTTGTAAAGTCAAAGTTCGCGTTTCGGGGTTTTGGTGTTTTGTAGTTGTCGGGCTGTGAAAGTAGTTCTTCTAACATTTTCAGCCTTTCTTGTTATGCAGTTGTGCAGCTTGGGCATTTCGCTTGGCGGTGTCTTGAAAGCGTGTCACGGCCAATAATATGCCCTGCGTTGCTTAGTATGTTGTGAATTTGTGTTATTGACTTTGCTGGGTTTCTAATCGCAAAGGCAAGGGCTTCTGCTTCTTCAACGGCTAGGGTTTCTAGCAATTGTTTGTAGGTGCAACCCCTTTGGGGTTCAGCTTTCAGCGCGTCAACTAGGTTCAATTTATGCCTTCTGTCAAAATATGTTGGCAAACAGCAATTGTCAAACACACCACAAAGGCTGTCAGGCAACCTGCAAGAATGAACGAAAAGCCATAAAACACGCGGTCAACAAGATCCCTGTCCATTAGAAGGGTGCGCTTTCTGTGGCCGCAGGGGTAGCACCGGTTTCTTCAATGGTGACCTTTGCGTTGTTTACCTTCAGCGAAGGAACGTGAACCTGTTCCAGGGTGCTGGTGTCTTGGAAGCTGTAAACGCTTGCTGAAAGTGTGCCGTTGACTGTGATCGTCATACCAGGCAAAGCACCGTGTGTTTCAATGGCAGGAAAGACTTGCCACGTCTTTTTTGTTTCTACGCCTTCGCGGTTTGTATAGCGTTCTTCAATTGCGAAGCCTGTGCCGCTGTTGTGGAACTTCACTAAAGTTCCTTTTACTGTGATGTAGGCCATTCTGGGGTTTTCCTTTCGGGTTATTCGTTGCAGTCAGGGTGACCACAGCGAAGTATTGTGACGGTTTCATCATACTTGCAGTTGGGCAAACCTATTAGTCCATTTGCGCGGTCTTCTTCAATTTGTTTTTTGCGCTGTTGGTAAAGTTCGTCTTGTTTTTGTCGCGCTTGTTCTTCCCGATCACGTTGGGTTTGTACGGCGAGCGCCGTCGAAGCGGTGTATTTGTCTAGGTATCGTTTCTTGGTCAACCAGTTCGCAGGGAACAACACAAACTTTGGGTTTTCAGCTTCGCTACTGTTTGCGTATTCTTTGGCAACTTCTGTGGCCAGCTGCTGTTCATCACCGGTCAGTTTCAGGAAGGCTTTTAGGGTTGCGTTGCGATCTATCTTTTTGGGGTAGTTGTTCCAGAAGTTCTGAAATTGTTCAGGTTCTGTGTCTTTGGTTATATTGACGGTTAGTGACGGTTCGGGCGGTGCGTACACCGCCCCTGGGGTGTCATCTACACCGCCCCTAGGGGTGACACCTACACCGCCCCCTATGACAACAGGGGTGTCATCTACACCGCCCCTGTCTAAAAGTCTATGGTTCGTTGATCTGTCACAGTTTTCTGGGCATTGCACAGCGACGCGGTACAACGTTGAACTACCGAAACGCATAGTCGAAACAAGAAGCCCCTTATCTTCAAGGCCACGAAGTATGCGTTGCGTCTGACGCCGGTCAATGTTCGCGTATCTTGCCAGGGTGTCAACCGCAGGATAAGCGCCGCCGTCACCTTCGTGATTAGCAATACCCAACAATACAAGTTTCGCACTACCGCCAACTTTCGCGTGATAAAGAACTGTAGTCATCTTTTCAATGGACAAGGTTCTAACTTTCTTTCGGGATCAGCCTGACAATTATGTTCACGGCCGCTTCGGGTTTTGATACAGGGAACTTCCAGGCGTTGAGTTTGACAATTTGCCGGTCATCATTCCAAGCGACACCATTCAGGCCGTCTAAGACTGCTTTGCACAAATTGTCAATGTCTTGCCCCATATTGGTTACACCAAAGTTCAGGTGAACTTCAATGTTGCCTGTTTCAAACTTAGTGCTTCCTAGTTGTTCCAGCCAAGATAAGGCAACCAACTGTTCATAGTCTGCCGTTTTCTTTGGCGTGTAAACGCCACCGTACTTTGTGAACCGTGGTCTTTCTTTAGCTACAGGTACGGCTTCGATACGGCAGGTGAATTTGGTCACTTTGACAGTTTTCCCTTTTGGGCTGTGAAAGCTGGCTTCAAAGTTTCGCTGACACCTTCAGTAACAGCTGCGTCAAACAAATTGTTCAGTTCTTCCAGCGTTTTGGTGTCAGGGATCAACACGGCCACAGCGTCAGCGCGTTGCTTCAGGCTGTCTGCGCCAGAACGGTCAACGGTGCGCTTGGTTTCGTAAGTATCCTGGTCAGGATCTTTGTCATCTGTCGGCAACATAAACGTCTGCAAAAGGAACGTGCGAAGTGCAACCGACATTGCTTTAGCTGTGGCTTTGTCACCGCTGTCAAAGGCTTCTGACGCAACCACACCGGTTAGCGTTCCACCGTCACCGTCAGAACACAAAGTGAAAGCAACGGATAGACGGCACACCTGTAGTTCTCCACCGTTGGCGCTGGTTCGTGTCGAATAGTCTGCCGTGTTTAGCGCTGGCACAACAAACAGGCCATGTTTGCGCATTGCTGGGGCTAAAGCGTTCACTACAGCGTCAACGCCACGGAACTTGAACTTCTGGGCTGCGTTGGTTTCGTTCTTTCCAACCGCGTGAACGTCGCGCATTACTGCAACAACGGCTTCGTGAATAGTTTTTTTATCAGGCATTGTTTTGTTCTTTCTGTTGATCGCGTAGTTTCAATAGTTCAAAGGAAGCAAACTTTAGTGCTGACAGTTTGGTGATGTATTCACCGGTTGCCACGGTTAGACCGTTGTTCACTACTTCAACGGAATAGTTTGGTTCTTGTGGATATTTGCTAATCAGAATTGCAATATCTGCTTCTTCGTGGTTCATCTTCTTAGTCTTCCAGTAAAGCTTGTTCGCGGTAGATAAGTTCCATTTGTAGTTTTTCTGAAACTTCAACCAGCTGGGCAATTAGTGCTTCGTCGCGTGACACCATTACTGTTTTGGGATCTAGCCAGCCAGGGGTATAGATACCTTCCCAAGTTTCAAGCCGTAACTGCCAAGCAAACAAACAATGGGTTGCACCGGTTACATACAACTGCCATTGAACCTGACGTTTGTAGTGCAACGGTACTTTCTGCCAGCTGCCCCAGTCTTTTCCAGTTGTCTTGACTTCGCAAATCGTGCGGTGATCAGAAGAAAGACCGTCAGGGGTTGCCATTTGCCAACGGTTTGTGTAACCGTCTGCGCAAATCAACCAATTGTTTGGTTCTATGTCGTAGCCAAGCCTTTTTAGGTCAGCTAAAATAAAGGCTTCTTGTTCACGGCCAAACCGCATATAAGCGTTGTCTGGTATTTCCTGAACACCGCCCCATATTTCTTTTGCTGCGGTTTCAAATCCTGCTGGTGTGGCCGCTTTTGCTACTGCGGTTGCGGTGACACCTTTGGCGCGTAGATCGTGCCAAGCTTCTGTTCCTGACTGTGCAAGAAACCTGTGGTTTTCTATCATTTCGGGTTTTCCATTCCTTTCAGAATTGCTAGGGCTTTTTCTTCTTGTTGCTTCGTGAATAATGCTAACTGTGCTGAACGGTTTTGTGTAGCAATTTTGGCTTTTTCTTCGCGCCGCTTTTTTCTTTGTATTGCTATTGGTGTTGGTGTTTTTGGTGCTTGCGGTGCGAAATAAAGTTTGCGTTTGATACCAAAGCTTTTGCGAAGTTCGCGCTGGAAGTCCAGCCGGTCACGAAGTTCAGCTTTGTGTTTTTCCATTTGAATCGCAAACAGTTCAGCTTGCACTTTCTCAAGTATTGACATTTATTATTTCTACACTTCCCATAAGTCCAACTTCGTCGTATATGCGTTGTTCTGAAATTGACGCGTATTCAGGTGATAGTTCAAGGCCTATGTAGTTGCGTCCGTTCTGGATCGAAACAATGCCGGTGGTGCCGGAACCGCTGAATGGGTCAAGTACGGTGTCGCCAGGTTTTGATCCTGCCAGCACGCAGGGTTCAATCAGCTTTTTCGGATAGGTGGCGAAGTGCGCACCTTTGAATGGCCGTGTGGCCACAGTCCAAACGTCACGTTTATTTCTAAATTCAAACGAACCAACAGCTTTCATATTGCCGTTGTCTTTTTTTCCACCGTTTGCGCGCACAGATCCTTCTTGGTCTTCAACATTCTGCGCCAGCCTTTCGACGGTGGACGGTGTGACTGGTTCCTTGATCGCTTCCGCGTCGTAAAAGTATGTCTGCGACTTCGAGAGAAGAAAAATATGTTCGTGCGACTTCGTAGGCCTATCCGTAACACTTTCAGGCATAGGGTTTGGCTTGTGCCAAATGATCTCACTCCGCAAGTACCAACCGGCCTGCTGTAAGGCAAACGCAACGCGCCAGGGAATACCAACCAAGTCTTTCGGTTTCAACCCTGCGCCGGTCTTTACAAAGGTGCCTTCGCGTTCTGTACCAAACCCTGCGCGTCCATTATTAGATGCACGCGAATTGTTGCCTGCGTAACTGTCACCTAAGTTCAGCCACAGCGTGCCGTCGTCTGCAAGTACGCGCCAGACTTTGGCAAACACTTCAACCATTTCAGCAACATATTGTTCAGGGCTTTCTTCGAGACCAATCTGATCGTCGTTCCCATAGTCTCGCAAACCCCAGTACGGTGGCGAAGTGATTACGGTCTGAACAGACTTTTCAGGGATCGTGTCCAGCGTCAGGCGGTTATCGCCAACAATGATTTTGGCGGTATTCATTTTTGGTTCAACCCTGTGATGCAGAACGCTAGTAGCGATCCGTTAGCAATTAGTGTTGCCAGTCCATTCAAACCGCCTATGGGAAAGGCAAGGGTGACTAGGGCAACAATGCTAGAAGCGCAGAAGATAGAAAGCCAAGCGCGCATCAGGATACAACCAAAACTGCTTTGTTTGCATTGAGAAGGTACCGTGCAAAGTCAACCCGTTCAGACTGCCAAATTGAAAGGTTGCGGTTGTATCGGCGTGCGCGCTGGTGCCCAGCTGCGTTTAGAAAAAACTGAATTGGGGTTTTGTCTGCCGGTGCGGTTTCAAGTGTGTACATTTTGGGGTTTTCCTTTTTCTTTACAGCCGGACGAAGTGCGACTGGCCTAGTTCGATCACGGTGACTTCGCTGATCGGGCTGTTGTGTCGGGGACAGATTTCTTTGTGCTGTTCCAGGTACGCGGTAGCTTCTTCGCGCGTCTCAAATTCAGACTGCCACGAAGGCAAACGGTGCGTACCGTAGCCGGTCTTGCATTGGGCTAGAACTTCAAAGTGAGAATTTGACATTTCGGGTTTTCCTTTCGGGTTTCTCTTACATTCATTACATTACTATTCAGCCACGTCAGGCCACAGTTATTTTGATAACAAAAAGGTAACAATAAAAGAACCGCCCCAACAGACCCGAAACTGTTGGGGCGGTCTTAGGTGAACCGAAACGGCTACGAACCTAAGTCTTCAACCTTCTTCGGGGCTGGCTTAGGCTTCTGTGCTTTCAGCAACACTTCAAAGTCGCGGTTGCCTGTTGCACCTAAGAACCTGCCACCGTGACGAACCGTTAGGTGCAAGTGCGCACCATAAAAGTTTTCACGCCCGAACCCTGACGCACCACTTTCAGCAATATGTTGCCCCTGCTTCACGCGGTCACCTGGTCGAACCAAAACGCGCGACAAGTGCAAGTATTCAGAAAACCAGCCGTGACCGTGATCAACCATTGCCACACGACCAGCTGCGCCCGAAGTGTTGGGCTTCACCATAACCACACGGCCAGAAGCAACAGCCACAACGTTTGTGCCAACCGGCGCAGGGTAATCCGTTCCAGGGTTAGCTGACGTTGGTTTACGGTCTTTGTGTTCTTCAAAACTGTCGCTGATCTTTGTCAGCTTCATAGGTCTAATAAATTCAGGTGCAACCAATTTGTTTATCCTTTCAATGCGAATTGAACTATTTGCCCAATCAAAGCGCCAGCCAAAGCTGCGCCACCAGCCCAAGCCCAAACCTGTCGTTCAAGGGAACGAATACGGTCTTCGTGGTCAAGCAACCGTTCATTAGCGTTTGCTTTATCAAGTCGAACAACAACTTCGTAAATATCGCGCAGGGTTATGCGAACCGGTGCGCCGTCTGGTTCTTGTTCAGCCATTGTCTTTAGTCGAAGTGTTGAAAGCGGCCAGCGTTACGCCAAGCGCGTTTGCGATAAGCGCCAACCAAAGGGCGGCTTCTTCAGCGGTCACAAGGCCGTAAAAAACGACAATGGGGCTAAGTCCAAGAAGAACACGGTAGATATAGGCGCGCGTAGTTTCAGTCAATTTGTTTCCTTTGTTTTGTGTTTATATCGGTAAGAAAGTTTTCTTTTCAGATAGATCAAATTGAACTATCCATTTGTCTTTTGTTATTTCGTGTTGGATACCTTCAACGCCTACGCGCGAACTGCTTCCGTTGCGCCAAATCAAAACACTTTTGTTCAGATCAAGTAAGTGAACTTTGGTTAGATCGTTCTGCGCGTTCCAGGTCAATGTTTTATATGCGGTTCTGGGTTCGCTGTTTGTTGATACAAGCGTTCCACCGCGTGTTGAAAGCACGTTTGGTACGGTCACGCTTTCGCTTGCGCCCGAAGTTCCTAAAGGGAAGTTGATCGTAGTCAAGTCAATCTTGAACAAACCGTTGTTTTCGTACCAGTCGCTTGCATTTTCCATACGGTGAAAGGTTACGTCATCTATCCAAAGCCTTGTGCCAACAGACCAGTTACCGCTTGGCCTTTCCCAATACAGTCGAAGTGTTGCTTTTACTGCGCCAGCTGGGGCTGTGAAACGGTTACGCGCCTGATACCAAGTATTTGCGCTAACCATTGTGACGTTTGTACCGGTGCTGGAAGAAATCACGCCACCGTCAATGTTTAGCCAGCGAACCTGTGGCGTTATGAAACCTGACTGTGTTGTGCTTTTTGCGCCCCAGAATGAAACACCATAGCTTTCACCAGCTACAACGTCAATGCCGTCTTGATCGTCAGCATAATACTTTGCGTCATAAAGACTTGCGGCCGTAACTACCCTAGCGCGCAAAGCGAAGCTTCCAGACTTTGCTTCAAAAGGGCTACTGTCAAGGCTAGGTTTACGAACTGAAAACCTAACGCCAGCCGTTGCGTCACCTATAATCCAACCGTTACCGCCATTTTCAAAACTAGGGTTTTGCACACGGTTGCGATATTGGGTATTAGCACTAAGCCCAGAACCAACCAACAAGCCTAAATTAGTTTCAACGGAAACCTGACGTGAACCATAAGACGTAACTGAACTACTGTTTACGCGCGTGTATTCGTGATCATAAACAAAATCAGGGTTATACGTCACGTCAGAAGAAGTCAGCGCTAACTGCGCGCTGTTCTTTACTAACACAGTATTTGCAATAGAACGACTACTTTGCCCAATAGTCAAACCCTGGTAATACAATGGTGTGCCAGAAGGGTGTGAACCGTCGCTGAACACAAGACCAGTTTCAGGTAAGAAAGCTGAACTATAAAACGAAACAAGACCGTCACGGCCAGTTGTTCCGTTAGTTGGGGTTGCTGTGGTTGCGTTCCAAACGCTTCCAACCGTGTTAGCCAGCAAGTCAAGGTGTTCTGCCAAAGAACCTACGCGATCAGAATGACCAACAACAGCGCTACTGTCACCGGTTCTTGAAACAAGTTGTGTTTCACCAGTCGCGTCAATGTTGAAATTGAAAGCGTTTATGCGCTTAGACGCTGCATAAGGAACAGCACTAATAGAAGTGCCACCAGCTTCAAGTGCGGTACAAAACGGAAAAATAAATTGTGCAACATACGCAACCCAGTCAAGACAGTAAAGGGTTTTCACAACGTATTGAACACCGTTGATAAATTCAATATCTGTTTCTATGTCTTGAACATAACCAGCCCAAACGTTGCCAGACAACGTGCGTACACGAACCCAATAACCAATACCAATTGTGGCCGTGTTGTCAACCAAAGTAATCACGGCAGATCCAACTTCAACGTCTGAAATACCAATTGCAGTAGCTGAACCGCCCCTAGTCAAATACATACGCGAAGCTGTGGCCGTGTGGTCAGTCCAGGTTGCTGTTCCGGTGTTAGGTGACGTTTCAAAAAATACTTTGCCCAGAAGGTCTGTTTCTTTGATCGTACCCATTATGCGAAAACCTTGCCCCTAGTGCGGTTATAGTTATCAACCGCGCGAACAATTTCGCGCCCTGCGCTTACGCTGTCAATAGGTGTGTTGAAATTCACAACGACAGAAGGCGTGGAAGTCATTGACTTTGTTCGCGCCGTGTTGTTGTTGGTGCTGGGGTTACTGCCGCCACCGCCACCGCCATAACTAGGAAAATACTTATTCTTGAATTGGTCATACGTCATATTCAGCGCGCCCCAGTTTCCTGACAAGGCAGACATAATTGCGTTCAAACCAAACAATGTAAAAGTCAGCGTTTCGTTCACCACAGCAAAAGCACTAGCAATGTTCCTGGCAAAAGTCTGCAAGTCTTTCCTGCCCTTCGGGCTAGAAAGATATTCAAAGAACTTCTTCATTCCATTGTTCAGCCGGTCAAAAGTTTCTTTCACCGCTGGATCATTGAAAGCGTCTTTCATAGCGTCAATGAAATTACCAATACCCTTTTTTACGTCATCAAAAAAGGCAATGGTTTCATCATCTTGCAACCAGGCAAGAAAGGCTTCGGCCATTTCGCCAATATAGGGCAACAAGACTGAACCAATTTCTTCGCCAATACCTTCAAAGGCAACCTGCATTTTTTGTGTAGCTGTGGCGGTTGCTTCGGCTGTGCCACCAACCTGCGTTTCGATAGCGCTAAGAATGTATTCCTGCGCTTCAAGCGTCTTGTTGCTTTCAACAAGCCTGGTTATTTTTTCCTTTTCCTTATCGGTAAAGGTAATACCAGATCTAGTAAGCGCCCCAATACCCTTGATAGGGTTATTCAGCGCCTTACCCAACTGCACCGCGTTGCTGGTAGCTGAACCAAAACCAGCGGCCGCCATATCCAAAGCTGCAACAGTAGCGCGGTCAAAAGCGCCACCAGCAATGTCGGCAGACTTAGCCAAGTCTTTGAACGTCAAAAGTTTCGCTTGCGTATTCTTGATCAGTTCGTCATCAGTTCCGGTGATCATACTTTGCGTATCAGCAAAGGCTTGCAACCGCTTTGACACTTCACCAGCGCGCTTGCCAAAAATACCCATACTTTCGGCAATGTTGTTTAGTCTTGCGTCAGCTTGCGCGCTTTCTTCGGCCAGCTTCACCATATCGAAACCAAGCTTGGCTAAACCCAAACCAATGGCAGCTGTTGCCAACAAAGCCGCTTTACCAAACGAAACGAAGCGTGAACCAAGTGACCGCATATTTTTAGAAAAGCGCGACACGTCGGCTAAGACACTAATAACAACTTGCTGGTCAGCCATTAGTTACTGCCCCTTTCGTTCAAAAGTTGTATGACCGCGCCGCGTTCTGCAATTGTCATTTGCCAATAGTCTTGCCTGGACATACCAAGCAAAACAAACTGCGCAAAATCTGCCGCGCGATCTTCAATTATTTTTTTGTTTCTTCGTCACCTTCACCAATAATTTTCATTACTGTTTCAAGTGTTGCTTCGCCTTCAAACTTTTCAAAGTTCAGCGTGTTATCAGCGCGTTTTGCGATTACAAAAGCGACTGCTGTCATCAGTCTTGCGTTAGGGGCTTTGGTGTCAGACAGTTGCTGAATTGACTTCCCTGCAATTGTTTCTGCCTGGTTTATTTCTGCCATTGTTAGCGTTTCAATCATCTTCGGGTTTCCTTTTCTTTTATCGGCTGAAACTAGTAAGTTTCCAGCTGTCTTTTACTACGGTAGTGCTGGAAGGGTCAAGCCCTGCCTTGAATAGCAAAGCTTCCATTCCGCGATCATAACGCGCCATAACTTCGTTTCGTGTTGTGGCAAGCGCCTGATACATATAAGGCTGCGCTGGTATGTTCCGGTCAGGCCAGCCGTAGTGAATTACAGGCGCATACGGTACACGCTTGAAACCTGCACGAACTACAGCCTTAGTTTTACCTTTACCTGCACGAATACTTTCGCGCAATGTTCCGGTTCTTGCTGGCGCAATGCGTTTTGCTTCGTTGACAACTATCATACCAATTTCGTGCATTAGGTCTTTTTGGTCTTCGGCATAATCGCCAGCTTTGGAAAGTGCGCGTGACGCTGACCGCAAGCCTTTGGCTGTGACAGTTACACCGCCATAGGTTTGACGTATATCACGCGCACTTTCAACCATTGTTAGGGAACGGCCAGAATTGTCGGTTCACCAATAATGTCAAAACGTGCTTCCCAAGTGTATGAACCCCTGGGGTTAGCTTCTCCACCAACAGCCAGACGGCCGCGGGCAGGAATGATCATAGTGCCAGTCCAAACCGGTGCGTCAGCGGCGCTTGCCGTGGTGCTTGTTCCACCCTGCGGCCGGAAAAAGAAGGTAACTTCAGCTTCTGCGTTATCCCAACAGAACATTTGAAAGCTGTCATCATCAGTTGACTGAATACCAGTCGCTTGAATAAAAAAGTCGCTGGCAGTCGAACCGAACACGCTGACATCATCAGCTGCGTCTTCAGACTGTAGAACGACTGAATTGAAATCACCAACAACTTCGGTAGATCCAATTTTCAACGTTAGCGCTTTACCGCGTAGGCGTGTGCTAGTCATTTAGTTTGCTTCCTTTCTTAGAAGGCTTTAGGTTTTGTAACGTTCAAGGTTACGGTCAAATAGTTTGCGTTATTCGCGTTCAACGAATAAGGCGCGCTGACGGTGTCAATGAACCAGTCAGAAGCCAGCAAGCCAGCAACAGCAAATTCAATAACTTCGTCAAGCCGATCAAAGCTGACCGTGTTGGTCGCGGTTGCAACAACAAGGTCAACGCGAAGGCGCACCATAAGTTCAGAATTGAAAACGTTTGTGTCTTCGTACTGAATATATGGTGAACCCTGGCTGATTAGCGCCATAGGCGGTACAGGCCGTTCAGGCAAGTATGCAACCGTTGGTATGCCGGTTGCGTCTTCCAGCAAGTCAGCTAGTTCTTCCCTAAGTTCAATAAGTGTAGGCATTACGCAACACCAATGGGAAGCCACGGTTCTAAGACTTTTCTCGCGCCAATCATAGGATCACGCGAAATCCTAATTGCTGAACCGTCAATACTAGCAAATTGGCTAATACCGTTTGGGGCTGAACGCCTGTGAAACAATTCCGAACCGCATTCTAGCTTTGCGCGTTTCATTATTGTCAATGGAACGGTTGCAGTACCAACATACTTATCAACCAAAGCGTGTGCTTCGTTGAAACAGTCAGTTACATAGTCAATGTCGCTGTCAGGCGCACCAACATATGCTTGCAAGTCCAAAGCGGTCACTAGCGAACAGCCCCTTTACGGTTATTAGTCAGCGACCAACGGAACGATACCGGAAGGGATCGTTGCACCAAACGCGGCGTAGGTGTAAACACCAAAGTCGCGCGTCAGTTCCAGGCTGGTGTTCGACGAAAGCGAAGCAATGGGGCTTTCCCAAGCCGTAATTGCTGCGCTGTTCACAAACGCGGCGCTTCCCATAAGAAGCGTGTCGCAGACAACAGGGATACCAACAAACGAACCGCCAAGACCAACCAGGTTCAGACGGCCAGCAATGTTGCCCTGCGCGGCCGCGTCAACCAAGAAGACGGGGCGGCCGTCAGCGGCTTCAAGCGACACAAGTTGCTTATACAGCGCTTTGTCAACAACAAGTGCCGTAATGTCCAGGCCGTTGGTCTGGAATTTGTCGGCAGCTTCAACGACGGTGTCCAAGAAGTCTGTGTACGTTGCCCCAGTCGTAGGGTAGTAAACAGCATTTGCAGACTGCGCGGTGACGGTTGCTGCATACTTCGTGCGCATTTCCGTGTTCATCTGAATACCGGCTTCACGCGCAAGCGCACGAAGGGTAAGGTTCACCATATCAATGTTGGAACGTTCAATTTCCTGAACGGAAAGCGTTGACGAACCAGCGTAGGTGCGAACAGGTGCGGTTGCCGTGGTTACGGAAACGATACCGGAAGCAATGGTGTCACCTTCGTCAACCTGGCGGTCAACAGCAATGGTGTTGGTGTTCAGCTGGCCGTATTCGACGTTCAGACCAGTTCCAGGAAGCGCGGAACGGTCAAACACGGTGCGAAGAATTGCGGCCTGGTCAACAAGGCGCGTCAGATCTCCAACCCAAGCGTCAGCGGCGTAACCGTCAGCGGTAGTACCGCCAGCATAAACGCGCTTGTAGTCAGCAATTGCTTCCTGGTCACCCGAAACAATTCCCTTGACAAGTTGCCCAAGTGATCGCTTGGAAACGGCAGGGGTTTCGTTGCGCGTTGCCATTGTGGCAATGCTTCGTTCAATTCCTTCAACTGACTGACGAAGTTCAGCAATGTCAGCCGAAGGGTCAACAGTAACATCAGTCACGGTGTTGTCCTTTTCTTTTTCTGAACCGTCAACCGGTTCGTCTTCACCGTCAACAATTGTTGCGGTGTCTTCCGTAGGTTCTTCACGAACTTCGGAAATCTTTGCACCTTCGTGAAACCAACCGAAGGGAACAACTGACACTTCACGGATACGCGCAGACTTGATAACAGTCACGCCTTCTTCGTTGCGGTCAGAAATCGGGTTATCAAAGCCGACACTAAAAGTGTCCAAAGCCCCAGCTTTGACAAGTTCATATATGTCGTTGCCGGTTTGCGTTTTGGCAATGTAGGCACGAATTTCAAGACCTTTGTCTGTCTGATCGTGTCCAATAATTTTGCCAATAACTTCCGTGTGGTAAGCCATAAGTTTTGCGTCAGGTTCGACAAGTGCCGCGCCGTGTTCCCAACGTTCACCGTTCTCAACGCTTTCGTAAGGCACAGCGATACCAGAAACAATGCGCGCTTCGTTATCAACAGCGCGAATAGCAATTTGACGGTATTCCAATTTATCTTTCCTTAGATCAGGGGCGGTAAGTCTTCAAGGGCGCGAACTTCGTCAACCGTCAGGAACGGCTGACCTGCAACAGCAATGGCGTGTGCTTGGTAGCGGCCAAGCGTGTCTTGTCGAAGAAGTGCGTCATAGGTAAAACGAACTTCCTTTTTGAAACCAGGCAAAAGGCTTGACATAGCGGTTTCAATTTCCAGCGTGTATTTCTGCAAGCCGAAACGTTGCCAACCCAACCATTCTTGCGAAACGTTGGAATAGGTCAAAGACGTGCCAGCGTCAGCCAACATAAGCGAAGCCGGAACACCAAACAAGCGCGCAATTTCGGTAGCCGAAAGTTTGCGAAGTTCAGCAATTTGGGCTTCGCTTGCGTTCATACCAATTTTGTCAAAGGCCAGCCCATTACCAACAACAGCAATGCCGTTAGCTGCGCTTGCGTTTTCGTTCCACCAGGCTTTTGCTTCTTCAGCTTGCGTTCTGGTCAGATCCTGCTGTGTTGACAGCAAGCCTGTAGGAACACCGCCCGAATAGAACCAATTGCTTTGATAAGTCGAAAGGTCAATTGCGCCACGAAGTTCAAGGTTCGCTGCTTCAATTGGTGAAAGTCCGCGCGCCCTGCCTGGAACACGAAACAACGCCAAGTGCTTTATTTGGTCAGTTGTGTATTCTTTGTCACCCTGGTATTTGAAACCAATAGTTCGGCCTTCACGGTTCACCACAATTTCAACAAATTCGGGGTTCAGGTTTTCGGCTGTGACAACTTCGTTACGGTTATTGCGCCCCAAACGCCAGAAGGCATTACCGTTTAGTGCCATAGCCGTTGTGGTTTGTTCCACGAAAGCGGCGCGTGACATTTGTGGATCAGGCTGGCGCACGAAAGTATTGGGTTCAATTTCGCCGGTGTCTGTGACTACCTTCCACGGCAACTGTGCCGAAGCAACAGCAATAAGTGAAACTGCACGATAAACCGAACCCAAAGCCATAGCGTCAGTCGTACTGACAGGGCGCGTTTGCGCGGTGCTTGTTCGGTTCGGAATATTGAATGACCGCTGATTAGGCGCAACAGTATCGCGTGACTGCAACCACGCTTTCGCAAAGCGATCAACAAAACCCATTAGCCAAATTGTACCACGATATTTTATTATGTCAGCGTGGAAGCGCAGGGAATTGAACCCTGGTCTTAGACGTTCCCTTTCGGGGCTTTCGCCTAATCGAAACCTTACCGCCCCCGATTATTGGCAACTGTCACAATGCAACAAGTCCATTGGATCTATTGGAACTGCGTAGCCGTCAACGTTGTCTTTTTCCATTTTTTCTTTCTGCCGAAAGAACTAGAATAACTGCAATTCTTGAGAACCAAGCGCAACACTCTCAGAAAAGTAAACCGCAAGCGCGTGTGCAATAACACAGTCAATTTCTGTGCCTGGTTTGCGCGCAATTTTCCACGCTTCTCCAACCGGTTTCATACGCGCATTTTGTAACTGCATAATCATTAGATCATCATTAGCGTGTGAAAGTTTTTGTTGCATAACCAGCGCAAAGAACTTTGACGAAGCTGCAATTTGGTCAGCGTTGGTTGCTAGTTCAACATTTACGCCACGCTTCTTCAGTTCAGTTCCCAAGTCTTTCAAACTGTAATTGTCCAACACAAACTTTGCTGGCCGTAACTGTCGAAGCTTCATAGTTACTTCAAGCATTTGTTCCAGCGACGGTTTACGCAACGAAGCCACAGTTTCAACATAAGTAATGCCGCTGTCATCTTTGTAAGCGGCCACAAAGCTTGCATAACCTAAGTCAATGGTGCGGTCAATTGAAATAATGAACTTGCCTGGTTCTTTCCGAAATTCAAAGCCACGCGGTCTAATGCACTTTGCCCAAGCGTTTAGATCTAGGAAAGTGTCGCTGGAAGTTGTGAACCTGTTCAACCGATACCTGATTATGTCGTGTTCAGGCATACTGCGCACGTCAGCCAACATATTCGCTTCATCTATACGGCCAGAAGAAAGCGCAGGGTTTGCTTCCTTCAGCAAGCGCAATAGTTCTTGATCGTCTTCAGGAACACGGTCTTCTGACGCTTCCCAGCAAAAGAACCCAAACCTGGTTTGGTCATCTTCTAGCGAAGCCATTCCCTGCCGGTACAGGTCTTTCAGCAATTCGCTGTTTTCGTCACCGGCTGTGGTTATGCCCAAAACGCAGCTGTTGTCGCGGCTTCCAGTTCCGGCCACAATAGCGGCAAACACGCTTTCGTTCTTGTAAGTGTGCAGTTCGTCAAGCAAACCCAAGCCGACACTATAACCCTGGGCTGAACTTTCACGGTTAGCCAGAATGACATAGTTCGTACCCTGTTTAGTTTGAATACCGCGTGTGTCTGTCATCTTTGACATACGCTTAGAAAGTGTGGCGTTAGCGTCAATGACCTTACGCACCCTGTCATAAATAATCTTTGCTTGCAAACTATTCGCGGCCATACCAACCATAAATTCGTTCTTCTCACGCCACAAAAGCCAGAACAGCGACGCGCAAGCTGCCAATTCCGTTTTGCCGTTCTGACGTGCTAAAGAAATAACGACCTGTCGAAACCGAAGCAAACCGGCTTTCGGGTGATCGTCAGGAAACAATTCAAAAGCCCTGCGCAACAATTCCCATTGCCAAGCGTCAAGCCAATAGTCAAACGCCTTACGCCACGAAACTTCAAGCACACGTTGCCACGGATCAATAGCCGAAGCAAAATCTTCGGATAAAGGCGCTGTGGCGTGTGTAGGGCTAAACACTTTGTGCTTTACGAAGTTCTTCTTCAAGTTCGTCAACCGCGCTATCATCACGCGGTGCTTGCGCCTTCAAAGCCCGAAACCACAAACCATATTGCGCAACCAGGGCAGGGCTGAAACCGTCAGGGGTATCAAGCCGGTTCGCCATTCCGCGCAGAAGCCCAATTTCCACACTATGCGTTTCAGTCAACCAGCCCTGCGCCGCAATGTATTCTTCAAGGTCACCTTTGTAGTTCAATTGTTCTCATTTCCCGAAATATTTTGATCCTGCGCGCGCGAAGTCTTGAAAAGGCAGGGGGGCAGATAGGGGTGCATAAAAAAACGTTTATCGTGCATTGCTGAACCAGTTGGGGTTTAGCCAGGTTAGTCTTTGTTTTACTTTGTCACCTTTGGTGCTGTTGCATATCAGGCATAGGCAACGTAGGTTTCCTAGTTCGTCTGCACCGCCTTTGGATCGTGGCACGATATGGTCAGCTGTCATACGGCCTTCTGTTGTGCCACAGGCTTGGCAGGTGTGTTGGTCACGTCGTATTGTGGCTGCGCTTAGGCGCTTCCATTCTGACGTATTGTATCTGAACGTCTTAGTCATTGTTGGTGTCTGCTATCAGCCTTCTAATGTCTTCTAGGGGTATGCACGGCATATCTAGGGCAAGCACGCCCTTCAGTATGCGCCAGCGTTCTTTGTAAATTGCCGCGTTTTCACTTACTTGAACTAAATAGTCAAGTCTTTCTTGCAGATTTTTTTCAGACAATGGTTAGCCCTTCTATTTCGTTATTGTCGCTGGTGAATACTAAAGCACCGCGTTTGGCTTCGTCACCGGTCTTCATCTTCCACCAGTTGCTTCGTACTTCTAGTGGTGACGCGCATATTGCCCAGCGTGTCTTTCTTGTTTTCACACTAAATTCGTGTTCGTGGCCGTGTAATAGAATGTCGGCTTGTCCAGCTGGTTGCTGGTTTAGTGCTTGCCCAGCGATCCATTCCATTGACTTACCGCGTGACCATTGGTGACCGTGTGCTATTG